ACCCTGCTCCGCACGTACCGAAATTTCTGCATGTTGATAGTTGTCCTGCCGCGAATAATAGGCAACCTGCTGAGCAGGCGAGACAGGAGCAACAGCCGGCTGTATACCATCCGAAGTACCACCGTCCATTTTACTTGTCGAAACATTAGCAGTTGAATCGTCTATTCCTTTTATCTGATTTCTAAAACTCTCTATATTTGTTGCAAAATTTTCAAAATGTTTTCCAACACCCGGAATTTTTCCTAAAAGCGCAAACACACCCTGTAAAGGTGCAAGCAAAGCTGATAAAATCGTTGCACCTATTTGTTTTAATCCGGCAATAATACCGCCATTTGTAAAGGCTTGTGTAATCCTATCCCATTCATTCCAGAATTCCCGAACAATCGAAATAATAAACCCGAACGGCCCCGTGAATACAGCAATTATCTCGGGTACCGCTTCTTGTTTTTTCTTTCCCCAACCCCAACCCCTAGCCATCGCCGCCGTAATATCATCCCAATGCTTTACACAGAGAATAACAATCGCTATCAATGCTGCGAGCGCAACAATAATGACACCAACAGGATTCGCCGTAAGCAATACATTAAAAATCGCCTGCACAACATTCATACCCTGCTGTGCTGACATAAGTGCCTGCACCACCTGCACCATTCCCATTATGTTTGATATAACAACAGCAGCAATCACAGCCACTTTATAAACACCCCAGGCAATAGCAAGCGATATAATTATAATCCGCATTTTCCACAAAACCCCAACTATTTTCGAGATGACCGTAAACGCAGTTGTCAAAAAATCAATAATTGGCGCCGGATCGAAATTTGCTATCGTCGCCGTAAGATTTTCAATAGCTTTTCCACCCTTAGCGGAAAAGGCATCTACAAACTTAAAACCCAGTTCAGTTAAGGCAGATTTTAAAACTTCAATCCTATTCGCCAACGATCCACGCATAGCGGCCGCGACATTAGCTGCCGTCCCTCCTGCATTTTGTAATTCTTTTGAATATTTTTTTAATCCTTCCGCTCCTTCGGCAAGCAAAAGGGTTACCCCTGTTACCGTGCGCTTCCCAAAAATATCGGTAAGGGCGGCTGCTTTTTCGGCATCGCCCATCCCCTTCATTCCTTTTTCAAACTGCGCTAATATATCAATAATATTTAAAAAGTTACCTTGCGCATCTGTTGTCTTTATTCCCATCCTATCTAGCGCCATCGCAGCTGTTTTAGAAGGCGACGCTAAAGACAACATCATATTGCGCAACTGTGTTCCTGATTCAGACCCCTTAATACCGCTTGACGCCATAACGCCAACCATTGCAGAAAAATCTTCCAGAGACTGCCCTGTTGACGTAAACGTAGCAGCACCCATTTTTGCCGATTCAAAAAATCCGCTAATATCCGTATTAAACATATTCGTCGTCTTAGCCATCACGTCAGACAAGCGGTTTAAATTTCCTTCAAGAGCTTTCTCATCTTCCGTCATCAGCCCAAACGCCCCGAGCGCATCGGTAGCTATATCAACCGCTGTCGTTAAATCAGCTCCTGCTGCAGTCGCAAGATTGGTCGTCCCTGCAAGCAATGCCATAGATTGCTTACTCGTTAAACCCGCCATTGCCATTTTATCCAATGCCCCCGCCGTATCGACCGCATTAAATTCGGTAATAGCCGCGACATCACGGGCAACCTTACCGACTGCCTTCAAATTATCTTTGTAATCGACTGATGTTATGTCTAAATCTTTAAATTTAGCGGTTGCCCCTGTAACGGCCGCATCATAATCAATGAATTGCTTTGTAGCAACGCCGATTCCGACGCCAACAAGCGCAATCCCTGCAAGAGCGGCTCTCTTTGCAAAACTTTTTAATTTCGTACCGACATTTGCAAGCTGTTGTTCGGTTTTCGTAAATTCATTTTTTAATGCGCGACCAACAGTCTTGCCTTTAACCCCGATTTTATCTAAAGGCATTGTGATATTATCAATGAGTTTATAGACTGTCTCAATTGCATATTTTGTCGCCATTATAAATCCTTTTGCAACCTACAAAGTTCTTTTATTCGCGCCTTATAAAAAAAATGAATTTGACCGACTGTTATTTTTTCCAAATCAGGAAGCACATGGTAATCCATGCAAATTTGTAAAATCTGTAACTGAATACCACCTACGCCCAACACCGTTTTTTCCCTTCCGTCAATTGCACATACGGAAGCTAAACGGATAAAAAAAGCGTTGCAATATCCCTAAAAAAAAGCCAGTCTGATATATCGATTTTTGAAAAATACTTTACTTCTTTTCCCGTCATTGCCGAAACGAACCCCTGCAATTTATGTACAGACTGTTTATCATTGTAATTATCCATCGCCACAAACGCATGTCCCGTCGGACGTTTTATTGTTACAACATCTCCTGCAGCATTGTCTGACAAAGCCGAAACAGTATATTGAATATTTCTTCCGTCTACCTCAACCCGTCCGTTCATACACCCTTTTATAAAGCGTTCTTTTAACGGCTTAAACGATTCGGCGTCTTCTGTCGTCATCGCGCTTTCGTCATAATCGATTTCGTTTGCTTCACAAAACCGTTCAAACTCGGCAACTGCCGTTTCTCTGTCAATCTTTACTTCTTTTTCCATTTGTACACCTCTCTGTAAAAAATATATTTAAATGTGCCGTCTGCACAATTAAATGCCTTGTTTCTCAATCTTACCTTGCAAGGAAACGGTTGCCGTTCCTTCCTTGAAAGAGAGCTCTATGTCATCAACAATTTGTACCGAACCGGCAAAAACGGCGCCGTCATTTGCCGTGCCGGAATAGTCGAACATTTTGCCGGAGTTTTTTAAATCCTGTAAAAATTCATCGTCCCCGTTATCAAAATCAATGACTAAACTAATCCCTTCAATCGAATCGACTTTCCGCGATTGCACAACGCGGCTTGTTCCATCCCCGTTCGATTTTACTTCGTTGTTTTTTCCGCCGAGCTTCCACTTCGCATCGTCTTCGGCATCGCAGGTAAACCGGCGTCCATTCAATGTATGACTTTCAAAAGGCCCCGCTATCATTTTCTACCTCCTCCTAAAAAAATAAATTATCAAATTTATTTTTTAATAAAGCGATGTTTCGGTTTTTCAAACCGAAACTCGTCGTTTACATTCGATACACCAATTTGTGTATCGAATGTAAACTATTCGCCCAGATAAAAACCGAAATAAATATCGGTGTCAGAAATTTCGACATTGCCGGATAATTTTACCGGAAAGCGCACGTTAACCCGTTTAGGATTCTTTGAATCCATTTTAACGCTCATATTCCGCTTGCTGAATTCCGGTTCCTGAATAATCGCCTGCAGTGCAAGCGAGTCGGCAAGATTCATAAAAGATGTTTTAATCATCTTAGGTTGTTTCGCTTTTACATTCGCAGTAACGGTATCATCGCTGACAATCGGCGCCCCTTTCAATTCGTCCGCTTCCATAATCAGCCGTACATTGAATACAACATTTTGCAGTTTAACCAAATCAACAATATAGCGTTTACTTGGGAATTGTCCTTCATTCGATGGATGGTAAAACGTGATAATGTCATTCAATTCCGCAACATTGCCGTTCTTGATATTAGTAGACGAACCCTTGTTAACCGAAAGCGTCCGCTGCATATAATTTTCTTGAACATCATCAGAGCCGCAATGCAAACCGGTCAACAAACCTTTATAACCTTGCGCCGGATTACTGTTCGCAATTGTAACAATGTCATTTAAAAGAGCGCGGGCCGCAATAACAAACGGCAATTCACGGCTTCCGACAGATACTACTAAAAAATTAATTGCATCGTTTTTGCGTTCGTCCGTTATCTTTGTGCGCTCTGCTAAAACATCAGTACAGCCGTGGCAAACAAGCAGCGGCTTTTTCTCTAAAGCCGACCAGCGGTTTTCCCCGAATTCCTGATATGCATCAAGCCGCGCTTCCTTCTTATAATCAAAACAACTTAAAATAAATGTTTCCCATACAATACCGATTTTCCCCAATGCCGCGTTTACATCGGGATCAAGCGCACCGTCTGCAAATTTCTTTATCGTAAAAGTTGCTCCCGGTACATCAGCCGCTATTTCAAGCGTAATCATGTTGGAACTTTCACCCGACCATTTTGCCGTAAGCGGAATTTCTCCGGCTGCTATATCCCCTGTTTTTGCAGGCATATTCAACACGCCGTCAATCGCTTCTTTTACCGTTTTTAAGATTGCCTCCGCTTTATCACCTTTCTTAACTGCGAACTCGGCAGCAACACCGCCGACATACACCGTACCGGCACCGTTACTCGAAGCGCCTTCATTGGAAGCCGCAAGCGTAACACCAATAGCGCCTTTTGCCGGTACTCCCGTTTTTACCTTTGCAAGGGGGTACACCGTTACGGGAAACTCGGCGCCTTTTCCGTTTTGTGGAAAAAGCTGTAATGCTGCAAGATGTAAGGGGCTGCCGTACCCGTACCGATCTCCGACCGCATTAGCATTTCCTTCAAGTTCAAACTTATCTAAACCATACACAGCATCATCATTGCCCTGCCCGATAACCGCCAAGCGTTGCGGCAACATAAACGCTTTCCCTGAATTAAAATTTTTGTATTCGACGCTTACTCCGCATACGCGGCTTACCGCCGTTGCCGAAACTCCCATAATGCCTCCTATATCCGTATTAAAACTTCACCGGTTTTTCCGACCGCTTCAAACTGTATTTCTTCCAATTCCGTACCATTCCCTTGCGGAGCGTCCTCATAAAACGAAACGGAAAAATCTATCCGCGCTACGGTTACGGCAGCAGCGCTTTCCGCTCAGTTGCTCGGGGGTTC